CTCGCTGATCAGCAGCCTTCATCGACAGAAACGGTTCTGTGTAAGTGTTTAAGGCCACAAGATGTTTGAACATGTCATGAGTCATACCAAATACATCTTCGATGGATTTTTGTGTTTCTCTACTGTCGCCTTGACTTTCGTCTTGATCTAGATTTTCTTGTTCTCGTCCATTAACAGTAAACTTTAGAACATTGGGCTTACGACCTCTTTCTATGTGATAGTCGATGCCGTCTTTTTCAAAACTCATTGTAACCAACATGCCTTTGCCGTTGATCTTGTTAACAAGATTATCTTTCTTGATGTTGGTTAGTGCATTACCGTAGATAGCATAACTGAGACCGTTGATAATTGTAGTTTTACCTGTACCGTTACGAGCACCGCTGTCGTCACCACCGAGGTCAAGATTCTCGCCTAGTACCAAAGTCAATTGTCCGCGATCAAAATCAATGGCCTGTGTTTGTGCGCCCACACTCATGAAATTGCGAACGGTTAAATTCTGTATCTTAATCATAGGTTGTTATATATCTCCAACAGCATGTTCTTTTCAAAGGTATCACTGTCAATGGCATTTATTTGATTCATTACAATAGTGTCTACGCTTTCAAAGTTAATGTCAATGGGCGTTGAGTTAGCATCAACTTCAACTTTTTCCGGAATCAACATGAGTTCGCGCAGTTTGTATTGCGACACAAATGTTTCTTTAATAAAATTGGCTTCTTCAAAACTAATAGGCAAGTCAATAGTAACACGACAATGCATACGTTCTCGTAGCAATTGATTTGGCTTGTCAATAATTTGACTCAATCTATATGTTCTAAAGGTAGGCTGATCAGGCCAAGACTTAAACTCGGGTAAGCCGCCCCACTCTAAGATCATCATACCGCGATCATCGTCACCGGCATCTGCATAGTTGTGTGGAAAAGCATTGCCGATGTAATGTATATTCTTGTTGTTTTGTCTTTTATGAAAGTGTCCTGTGAATACGTACTCTTGGTTGACAAAGTGCCCAGATTGAATTGTGCCATGATCAGGCATCTGCACCATGGCGTTCATATAGAAGCTGGGAAGCTCTAAGTGTCCAAACAGATATCTACTTTTAATATTAGGAATATCTCTCCATTCATCAGCAACCAACCAGGGTATAATAGTAACATCGCCTTCTGTAAGACGCTCTCTAATAGGAATAATGTTAGGAAATAGTCGCATAAACTCGACGGAGTTGATTTCGCGTTTGTCCTTGTAGAACAAGTCGTGATTGCCTAGAATGAAATAGACCTTTTCAAATGACTGACTCAACTTTTCCAAATTACTAACAGTATAGTTCATGGTACTAACGTCTGTAGTACTGCGATTGTGATGCCAGTCACCTAGAAAGATTGCAGTTTCGCAACCCTCTGCTTTAGCGGTTTCACAAAACCAAGAAACGAAATCTTCGCAGTCTTGATTGTGTGTGCGACTACCGCTTTTAAGTCCAAAATGTATATCAGTAAAACAAGCAACTTTTTTAAATAGATTCATATCTTTATTTTACACTAATTTCAAACAAAGGTCAATCCCAATCACTACCGTCCACTGAACTGGTGCTTACAGCACCACTAACTCCGTTTCCACTGTTTTGTCGAGTCCAACTTGGATTCATTCCGTTCATTTCTAAAATATCATCTCGGATATTTTGATTGCGTTTTTCTATGTTGATGATCCTAACAAATGAGTTAGTAACGGCGGCAGTATAATAAGCAAAAGGATTGTCCGATTTACTCTCATCAAACTGTAAGCCAATTTGAGTAAGTTGTAAAATTGCCTGTCCTCGCATTTCATCATTGTAAGTATATCCTCTAACGTTTCCACGAGTTGCATATCGTTCACAGAGTTTGATAAACATTCTAGCTAGATTGTTAGTCATTTGCCCGTGTTCTTTGTTAAAAACTCCATCGAGTAATCCACCTTTCCAATGACTTTTTCCCACACAAATCAAGTTGTCGTTGTCATCAAACTTCCAGTGTTGGAACGGAGGAAAATTTACTTTGTCATGACTGTCAGCGGTATTTTTCAAAGTTTTTTTACGACCAGGTGCTAGAGGAATATGATCAAAGGTCATTACACGAAATACCAAATCCTGTTTTTGTACCTTGCGATAGTCTACTTCAAATTCTTTAATAGATATTTTCTTACCACCAGCAATCACTGCTGCCTCGTGGTTCTGTTTGGCCATTTTTACAGCTCTGTTTCGTTTTGCTTCAGCTATAGTTCTCACATTGATTTTTGCAAGATTAGCAACAATAAGATCGTATTCGCTGTATTCGGGTAGAGTAAAACTACAGAAGGTATTTTTACTAAGATGTATTTCTCGAAGCAAATCCTTGTTAGTAAGATATTTGATCTTGGGCGGCTGGGCAATGATAGTCATTAAATGTTATTCCTTTTAGTAATATAATAGCACATTTTACAAAGAATAAATAGACAAAACGGATATTAATTATGCCATTGTCTATAAACCCTATTAAAAATCTAGCATCAAACATCGGCAGTAGTCTTGGTAATCTAGCCAATGCTGCAAATCAGACTGCTGGCAATTTCAGTATGCCTAATGTAAATCTTGACAAACAAAGTCTAGATGCCACTGTCAACAGGCTAAGTGGCGGTTTTGGCAGCAACTTGAATGGTATCACTGGCAAATTAAATTCATCTAGTGTTAGTAATTTATCCGGAACAGTGCAAAATTTTGCACAAAACGGTTTAACATCATTGTCCGGCGCAGCCAGCAGTTTTGCCACAGCCGGAAAGAGTGTTATTGACAATATTGCATCAGGAGGCAGTATTGCTGGATTGGCTACTGGATTATTAAACGGTGCAGGACAACAAACTGCTGCCGCATTGGCAAGTATAGGACTTGATTTGATCAGTGCCGCTAGAGCAAAAAACATTCCCAGTACAGCTACTCTAGCATTAGGCGAAGAAGCTTCGGTGGTGCAGGTATATCCCAGCAACGAAGGTGATTGGCGCATACGAATTGACTCAATGTTTGGTGAAATTATTTTTCCAACAACTCCCACGTTCAGCCTATCAAACAAAGCAAACTATAACAATCAAGAGCTGGTTCATGCAAATTTTCCTCATCCTGTTTATAAAAACAGCACTTCGGATGATATTTCGATCAGTGGAGAATTTCCAGTCGAGACTCTAGAAGATGCTCAAGATTGGTTGCGTACTATTGCCCTAGGCCGCGGCCTTACTAAAATGTTTTATGGGAACAGTTCTCCGCAAGGAAATCCTCCACCTATTTGTACACTATCTGGATACGGTGCAGTATTAAAATATATTCCTGTTGTGATAAAATCTTTTCAGGTTGATTTTAAAGATGATGTTCACTATATACAAGCAGCCGGCGCATCCATCCCTAGAATAAGTACCATACAAATTACCTGTATGCCTGTGTACAGTAAAAGTAGTCAAAGAGGATTTAATCTCGATGCGTATGTTAACAACGGCGGCAATATTCCTTTCTAATATATGGCAATTTATAAAAAAACTAGTCCTTGGTACATAACCAAACAAAATACACTTTACTTGGAATTATTGACTCTAAGAACAATTCCAACTTCTGATGATGATTTTAAATACGTCATTGAAAATCAATACAGACATCGTCCGGATCTATTGGCATTTGACCTTTATCAAGATGCAAAATTATGGTGGGTGTTTGCACAAAGAAACAGATCGATACTAAAAGATCCTATCTACGATTTTTCTCCCGGCACTACAATTTTCTGTCCAGCTAAAGCCAATATCAATGCTGCCTTATCAACCACTGCTGGAAGTTAATCATGGCACTACCTAATATCTTAGAACAATTTGTCACCTATAATTGTTTGTTTACTTTTTCCTGCGCTAGTCCAGCACAGCTAAATTCTCAATCTTATCGCAGCGGCCCATTGCCAAATGTCATTGTATCGAGTGCAGGCGGCGATGGCGGCGCAAGAGTACAAACGGCCTATGGTGCTCCTGAATACTATATTGACAATGTTTCAATAACAAATTTTGTAGTGCCTACTAACGGCACAGGGTCAGGACCTTGGTCAAAACTTGAATTTGAACTATTTGAACCTTACAGTATGGGACTGTTTCTTCAGAGCTGTCAGGCAGCCGCGGTGAATTCTGGATACAAAAGTTATCTTGATAATGCTGCCTATGTGTTGAGACTAGAATTTGTAGGTTGGACCGGCCCCGGATCTAGTATGACTGTAGGCCCGTTTAATTGGTTGGTAAAACTAATGAACGCAAATTTTACAGTCAATGAAGCAGGCAGTACCTACAAGGTAGAATGTTTCCCCTACAATCATGTGGCATTGTCTCAGCAGATGAACAAAGTTTTTAACGACGTAAAACTTGTAGGCAAAAACAGCAACGAAGTACTGGTTGATCATCCTGAATTCAGTTTGGTATCTTTTTTAAACAAGAGAGAGGACCAACTGAAAAAAGATAAGAAAAAAACTTATGTAGACAAATATAATATTGAATTTGTAGGAGATAATCCATATGGCCGCGGCCCCGGCAATGACTTAGAGTTTAAGCCAGAGAGCCAAGGCGGCACTGAAAAACCCAAACGTGCCGGAGACATATATGATGAAGCCAGCGGAAAAATTACTCGAGGAAAGATGTCTATTAATCCCAAAGAAAAATCTCTGCAATTTAGTCAAGACACTAGTATTACAAACATCATTGATCAGGTGATTCTCAGCACCAAAGAAGCTAGAGATCGAGCAACTAAAGAAGATCTAATTGACAGCCAAGGTAGAGTGACTTGGTGGAAAACCAATGTCGATGTAAAACTATTAGAATTTGATCCCAAACTTAAGGATTTTGCCAAAGATATTACTTTTAGGGTGCAGCCTTATAAAATACATCACAGTGCTTACCTGTCGCCAGAAGCCACAAGTAAAGGAATAGCAGCCTGCAAAAGCGCCGCACAAAAAGAATATAATTACATATACACAGGCCTAAACACAGACATCATTAAATTCAATATTGACATTAAAAATATGACGTTTGTAGCCATTGATCCTAACAAAGTTGAAGACTCAGGTGGCGTTGCTAATAATTCCACAAACACATCTGTACCTAGTGCTACAATGACTAGTAAACAAGCTGACGGAGCCGCAGGTCCATCGGTAGGAGGAGGTGCTGCTTCTGCCAAATTCGATATGGCCACGGGAAATATTCCGTTTAAAGGTGGGTCGGGACAAACCAGTACCGAACAAAAAATTGCTAATGAATTTTATATGGCCTATCTCAACAGTGTAGGAAATCAAATAAATTTAGATTTAGAAATTTTAGGTGATCCTTTTTTCCTTCCTGAAGTTGGATACAGTAATTTTCATGGTGACGGTGACGAACAAGTAACCGGAAACGGAACCATGAATCACGAAGCCACTGATATCTGGGTGGTGGTAAATTTTAGAACTCCTGCAGACCCAGATGCTGGAGGTGCAGCCGCTGCTAACCCCGGCGGCTATTATTTTCCTGAAGGAGAAAGTCCCAGTCCGTTTAGTGGATTGTTTAAGGTTACAAAAGCAGAAGCTAGATTTAAAGGCAATTTATTCACACAAGTAATATCAGGTTTTAGAATACCTGCTCAAGATCAAAGTGGCAGTGGCGATGTGTTCCCAACAAAGACAGATAAACCAGAGCCAGATACTGGCACATACCTAAACGAACCAGGCGAATAATATGATTGAAAAAAGAGAAGACCAACGAGAAAATTCACAAGGCAGTCTCACCGGCGCCCCTTATTTGGCTAAAATTATAGGCCATGCAGATCTGTTGTTTCAAGGCGGTCTTGAAGTTGTGCTTATTAGAGATTCTGGAAATCAAGTAGGCAATGAAAGTCAAACATATTTTGTAAAATATGCCAGCCCATTTTATGGGTGTACACCTTTTGAGTTTACTGGACAAAATGTCACAGCAGATGATTCCCAAATGAGCTATGGATTCTGGGGCGTTCCTCCTGATACCGGTGTAACTGGTATTGTAATTTTTATAGACGGAAAACCGGATCAGGGCTATTGGATAGGAAATGTTCAAGATAAATTTCAAAATCACATGGTACCTGCCATCGGTGGAACCACAGTATACCAAACAGATGAAGACTACCAGCAGAAAGAACATCCTCTACCTGTGGTTGAACACAATAGAAAAGCCAACGAAGGTGACAAAAATTTAGAAATTGATAAAATACCTAGAGCTGTGCATCCTATTGCTAGACGATTTAAAATTCAGGGACTGACTAGAGATGAAGTAAGGGGAACCAGTACTTCTACGTCAAGACGTGATGTGCCGAACATGGTGTTTGGAATGAGCAGCCCCGGGCCTATAGACAGAAACGGCAAGAAAAAGTTTTTGGGAAATAGAGAAAGTCCTACTCCAACTCCAGTGCCGGTTCAAAGACTCGGCGGCACACATTTTGTCATGGATGACGGTGATGACCGATACTATAGAGAAACAAAGCCCACTGACGGAGCCCCCACCTATGTAAAAAATCCCGAAGGACTAAAAGATATTCCCTACAACGAACATTTTAGAATTAGGACAAGAACAGGACATCAATTGTTGTTTCACAATTCTGAAGATTTAATTTATATTGGAAACAGTAGGGGAACAGCTTGGATTGAATTTACCAGCGACGGTAAAATTGATATCTATGCTGAAGATAGTATTAACATTAGAACCAAGCAAGATTTTAATTTTGTTGCTGACAGAGATTTTAATTTAGAAGTTGGTCGTAATTTTAATCTTAAAGTAAACGGAGAAATGCACACTCACGTGATTAAAGATCACATTTTAATTGTAGATGAGAATCAAAAAATACACATTAAAATGGATGTTGATAAAACCTACGATAAAACTTATAAACACCTTGTAAAAGAAAATGTAGATAAAATTTATAAACAGAATTTTAAACATCTCGTGACAGATAACGTTGATAAAATTTATCAAAAGAATTTCACGCACACTGTTTATAATTCGGTCAACGAAAATTTTGCAAGTCAAGGCGGAACAGTTAAAAGTTCTAATGGTGGAAATACAGACGTTACTATTACCGGTAATTTAAAAATTACTCAAAATGGTACTTTAGATCATACAGTTACTGGGTATAGAAAACTAACAACCGGCGGCGGACTAGATATTAATACAACTGGCTCTAATAAGTTTACAGCTAGCGGCAATACAGAAGTTAAGTCTGGTAGTGAAAATTTAACCTCTGCATCAAGAATTGCAAATAATACAGTAATTGAAGCACCGTCATTTAACAGCGGTACAGGAAATGCAGCAACAGCGTCTACCGCTGCTGCCGCTACAGGAGCTGTTTTTGCTGAACAAGCAGAGCCAGCAGTACTGCCAAAAATATTAAAGACTCACAGCCTTCCTGATCTTCCAGCACCTAACGAAGACGATGTGGACAAAGCAGTTATAGTAAGAAGAATGCCCACAGCTGAACCGTATCCCTTCCACGAAAATCTAGACGCTACAAAAGTCAAACCAGATCTAACAGATCGCGACGTAGATGGTCGCTATGAAGGCGAAAGTACCAGTATGCGAACACCACCCGGTGACTGGCGCAAATACAAAAAACCAAGCGATACTCCTTTCTAAGGAAATAAATTATGGCAAAAATATACACTAATAAAGTCATTGCAAAAAACAAAGCCAGCATAGGAAATGCTAATGCTGGTAACTTTCGATACAGAGGATTTAGTTCTAAAGAATTCAAACGAAACTACAAGTTATATGATGCAGAATTGATCAAACAAGATCTCATCAATCATTTCTATATTAGAAAGGGTGAAAAACTAGAAAACCCTAAATTTGGAACAATTATCTGGGATACGTTATTTGAAAATTTTACCCCAGAAATAAAAACAGCAATTGCTAAAGATGTTGAAGAAATTATTAATTTTGACAAGCGTGTGAAAGTTAACTCTGTGTCCATAGACAGCACACAACAAGGTATACGCATAGAAGCAGAAATAGTGATACTGCCATTTGATATCACTGATACACTGCGTTTGAATTTTGACAGAGATAACACAATAACATAAAATGCGCATTTTATTTTTACGATAAATATCAGTATAGGGAAAGAAAATGACAACTACGTCTCGACAGAACAATTTAATTTTAAACCAGGACTGGAAAAGAATTTATCAGACCTTCAAAAATGCTGACTTTAAAAGCTATGATTTTGAAAATCTGCGTAGAGTTATTATTACCTATCTTCGTGAAAATTATCCGGAAGATTTCAACGATTACATTGAAAGTTCAGAATATCTAGCACTGATAGATGCAGTAGCGTTTTTAGGACAGAGCCTAGCCTTTCGTACTGATTTAGCCAGTAGAGAAAACTTTTTAGAACTAGCCGAAACCAAAGAATCTGTGCTGAGACTATCAAGACTGATTTCTTACAACAGCAGAAGAAATATTCCTGCACAGGGCCTAATTAAATTTGACACAGTATCTACCACAGAAGGTGTACTAGACAGCAACAACAAGAATCTTGCCAGCCAAACAATTATTTGGAATGACCCTACCAATTCAAATTGGCTTGAACAATTTCTACTTGTTATAAATTCTGCAATGGCAGACAACACTGAATTCGGTCGTAGTCAAGGTACAGACACAATTCAAGGCATTGATTCACAGCAGTATAGATTTAGATCTAACTTTACAGATGTGCCAATTTTCAACTTTGAAAAAATAGTGGCCAGCAGAAAGATGCCGTTTGAATTGGTAAGTACCAGTTTTATCGGCGCCGAAGATTATTATGAAGAACCGCCTATACCAGGCAG